CTCTTAGCGGCATTTTTCGCCATCGCTATCCCTTTGGGCGTGTAATCGTAATGCTTGCCTTTTACCTTTGGCATGGAACTCTCCTTATTTTTTAGTAGATTTCTTTTTTGTTGCCTTTTTAGCAGCAGGTTTTTTAGCTGTTTTTTTCTTAGCAGCTGCTTTCTTCTTAGGCTTCATATTTAAGTAAATCCTGTCCTCTTCTTGAGGTTCATCAGGTCTAACTTTTGCAGCAAGCCTTGCTTTTTGTTTTGCTTCTAATCTAGCTTTAGAATTTTTTGCGTGTGCCATTTTTTCTCCTAGAATGATAAAAAGATCCCGCGATAGATTGCTCTATCGCTAGGATTTCTTTTTAGATTTATAACATTCACTGTCTATTAATATTAAGCGTATTCTTTTATAAGAGTTAAAACTATAACATACGAATCACCACTTGCATGGCCTGTAGTTGTAAGCTTAATGTCTCCTGTTTTACCAGAAGCCGCAGCAGTATTCTGTATACCACCAAACTCTGAAAAGTCCTCATCTGTTGTGTAATCTGAATTTAGATCCCAACAAATAGTATTTGTAGTCGCATGCCATAGAAGTTTTACGCTCATACCAAAAGTAGAATAGACAATCTTTGCAAGCTTAACACCTGTGCAAGTTTGACCATTAGCGCTGTTAGTAGCTAAACCACTAACGTCTACTTTTGTAACTGCACTTTCACCAGTGCCGTCAGACGTATTGGTTAGCTGTATAACAGCTATTCTATCGCCATCTTGAATTGTTGTTGATGTTACTGCATCTGCCATTGTTTACTCCTATCTTTCTATCAATACGTTAACGTAATCAATAGTCATAGTTTGCGCCGAAGCTTCACCATTTTGAATACCAAACGAAACTGTTAATTCTTCATCGTCAGGTAAGTAAGTGTTAGCAACTGCAACAGGTTCTGCATTATTTATTGAATAATAAACATAACCTCTAGTGGAATCAATAAACCAAGTAGTTGTAATAAAAGTATCGTCAGCCATTGTAGCGACATCTTCAGTAGTTGTATTACTGTTGTCTTTCTCAACCAAAAAGTCTAGACCTGCGTCACCGTCTGCTGATATGAAGAACACACCATCAGTAGTGTCAAGAGGTGAAGTATCAGTGATACCAAGACCTATAACAAAGTCTGATTGGTCAACATCATTTACTTTAAATCTAGCAGAAAAGAAAGCATTTTTACCTGTGCTTAGTTTAAAAGGCTCGCCTTTAAGCTGTAAAAAGTCTAAGTCGTTATCAGCATCATCATTTGTAATTAACAAAGCTCCACCAGCTGATGATGTAACAGCTTCTGAAGCAGTACCGCTACCAGCTTCAGTTGTAGTGATTGTCCAGTCTCCTGAATTGTACGTCATAAAGTCATTGAAATAACCGTAGTACGTTTGGTCCGAAGGATATGGTTGAAACATAGGCAAGTTTTTCTTGTTCTTAGATGCAACAGTATTACCCGCCCATAATATTAAATTTTGGAAATGTGGATTAGCCATTATGAACTCCTTATATTTGTATTAATGGAAACTGATAAATCAGTCCTCATTAAGCTAATTAAACACCTAATCTATATTACTCCCAATTTTTAAAAAAATAAACCTTTTATAGATAGATAAAAAAAGGGCAGTCGAAACTGCCCTTAGTAATAGTTGAGTTAAAAACGCTATTACCAATCGTTCTAATTAAGCTCCCTGAGAACCGTATACAGCTCTAAAGTTAGAATATCCAAATGAATATCTTTCTCTAGCTTTGTATCTCATGTTACCAGTATCGAAATCTCCCTCTAATGCCGTAGACATTGGTGATCTTTCAAAATGCTTGAATCCATCAGGACAATCAGTCTTGATGAAGAAAGCATCTGTATCAGTTAAATAGTGATTAACTACATAACCATCAGGTAACATTCCCATGTTTTTGACAGCGTTAATGTCGTTGTCAGACGTTCCTACTCTCCCTGGAGATTGTAGTAGTCTGTCAGCAACAAATTGAAGTTGAGGCGGAACAATTAGTTTCATTCCTCTCAAAGCAATTGCTAAACCTCTATCATCAGTAAACGTTGAAATATTAATCAACGCATCTTCTAATGAAGTTTCATTCAAATCTGCCATAGTAGTTGCACGGTTAGCTAAAGAACCACCGCCCCCTAGAGGGTGGTCAGTTGCTATTAGAACTTTACCGTCACCACCTGTTGTAGAGAACGCATTGTTCAATACAGCAGCAGCTTTGATTTGTTTAGTATTTGCCATAGATCTTGCAAGAGCCTTAGTGTATCTAGCACCAAGTCTGTCATACAAGTTATCTTCAACAGCTTCTTCAGTTAAAGCAAAAGCTAACGCCACAGTTTCGTGTGTGTAACGTGAAGTATAGCCTTCGTTAGCGTTATCGAACCTAACGCCTGTTCCTTCAGCTTTTACTTCAGCATTACCGAAACCAGAAATTAGAACTTCTTCTTCAAACGCTCTGTCAGAAGATTCAGTTTCAAAAATTTCAGAATGTTCAGCTTCATACCTAGAGTATTCCATCCCAAAGAGGGCGTTTAATCCAGGCTCTAGTTCCTTCGCAAGTTGCGATCTGTTAATTGCCATTATTATACTCCCGTTACTGTGGTGTAGAAATGCTCATTAATATACACGATTGCATTTATATTAGCTGAGCCCGTTGTGCTGTTTGATGGATCAGTAGAGAATCCTACGATTCTAAACTGAGCAGTAGTAGCTGCTGTGGTTGAGGAAATCTCAGCCGCAGACATACCAGTTTTTGTAGAGCCAGAAGTGTAGGCCAACTCAACGTTGTTACCTACAGCAGTTTGCGCTAAAGAACCAGTGCATTGTACTTCAAACAGAGTGTCGGGATCATCTTCAACAAAAGCAACAATATCAGAAGATGCTGTAGTTGTCGGAAAGTAAGATGAAAACACTACGTCTCCACTACTATTCGTATATTTACAGCCTCTGAATATTCCCAGTAAAGTTTGAGCAGCAGCAGCTACTAAAATAGTACCTGTGTTCAACATCTTAACTGGGTCGCCCGAAAAGATATTTCCAGTTGCGCCAGTTGCAATTTCATATTCAGTAACACCGCCGTTTGCGACGCCGCCACCTTTTTTGCCTACTGATCGAAACCCGAAAGGTGCATCTTTATTTGCCATAATAAGTATCCTTTATTCAGTCAGTTTTTATAATTAAGTGATAATCCTTATTCTCGATTACCACCACCAAAAGTTACGCTTGTTTTTCTCTCTGGTCGTAAGATCGGAGAGGCTGGATCAGATTCCTGCATTAAATCATTGTCAACCGCATCTTGTTGCGTTTGAGCGCGTCCTCGAAAATAGGCGTTTCTTTCTTGTCGCGTTTCATCAGGTATCTTGGCCAAAAGCAAACCACCCACGGATACCACACCTGCATGCCTTCCATCGTCAAGCGTGGGAAGTTCAAAATCACCTAACTCTTCGGCTTTAACAAGGTCGAAACCTTCTCTTAGCCTAGAAGTCACATTCTTTCTATCTTCCTGTCCAACGATTTCAGCTCTAATCCACCTGTAGGAATATCCTTCAGGTGCAGGTGGTGTCTCCAACATAGATGGGGGACGCCAAGGTTTGCGAGCAGTATCTTTAGCTCGAGTTTCAGCAGAACGTGGTGTTCTGTTTTCAGTAGATGCTTGCGCATCAATTGATTCATTTAATTCTTTTTTATCTGTCATTTGTTTACCTTCTTATATGTTTTGCATATTCTTTTAACGGTACATTCAAACGACGTGCCATTTCGACTTCACTCTTAGTGAGCTTTACTTGTCGTTTGCGTCCAGAGCTTTCGGATCTTCCTGCTGGGGCAACTGTTTGTTGCATTTTCCCTTTAGTCTGAACCTCTCCACCATCATTAAACTTATGTGGAAATTCAGCTCTTATACGTTTATCTATCTCAGTATAGTACGAAGAATCATTTGTATCAAACCCTTCTTCCTCTACTAAATTTTTATGAATGTTAAAAGCCACTAAAGTCATAGCCTCATCTTCACCAAACCATTCGTTTTTATTGGCCCAATCTTCAGCAGCTGGGTCAGCTTTTTGCGCGGGTTGATTCGATGGCATTTGGGCCTGTTGATATTCTTGATATTGAGTAGTTGGTTCAACAGTCATCTTGGTGTTAGCCAATTTACTTTCCTCTACTGTAATTTTATCAAGTATGTCTTGAGCTTTAGTTACTTTATCCCAGTCTTGATCTTGATACGCAGATTTCAAAACAGAATTGGCTTGCGCCCTTTGTGCTTTTAATCTGCTTTCAGCTTCAGACTGATAATTTTGATTAATTTGAGTGCTACTTTGCTTTAACGTTTGGTTTTCGTTTTGCAAATTTCTAGCATATTCATAAGCAGACTCAGCAGCGCGCTCTTGTTCGCGCATCTTCTTAGTCAGCGTTTTTATACGCTTTTGCACATTTTTAGAATAACTCTCTAATTCATCTTGCTCTTTAGCTTCAACTTCAGCTTCTTCTGAAACATCTTCTATAGGAGCAACCTCTTCTTGAGAATCGTCTTTACTTTCTTCTTCTAGTTCAACAACTTCAGTAGGTTCTTGAACCTCTTCAATTTCTTCAACTTTTTCAGTTTCTTGCATGATATTTCCTCATGTTTAGACACTAACTATATCGTCAGGGTCATCTATGGTTGCGATGACTTCATCATCGTTAATAATACGGCACTCTGCATCATCGCCAAGTTTAAACCTAGCTCCAGCATATCTGCCAATTAATACCCATTGTTTTTCTTGGCACCACGGGGTATCGCCAAATTTATTCTGGTCTGAATAGCACAAAGGACCCATCTTCACCACATAAGCAACAACGGTTGCTAACGATTCTCTATCAATGGTTTCTTGCGCTAATACAATACCACCTTTAGAAACGGCCCTTCCTCTGTATGGAAGAATTAACATTCTCCACCCTGAAGGTTGAGGCATGCGATCTAAAAATGATTTATCTAATAGTGTGGGATCTAAAACACGTTCGTCTGATTTGACGTACGCTTCTTCAATTTCTGACTTGTTTTCTTCAATCGACTCTTCTTCTGTTTCCTCGACTTCTCTTGCGATATGGTCAGGTACTAATACCTTGCTCATCGTTTTCAACACTCCTTTTCAGCAATTCCCTTATTTCTGTTTCTACGTCCTCGAGGGAATTGTAACGACCACGTAGATAATTGTATTCATCATAGTCTTTGGCACCATTCATAATCAAACTTTCTAAGTCTGATTTTTTTTCAGCAATTTGCTTTAACAGCAAATCAGATACCCAAAGAGGTTCCATTAATAAATACCAGAAAACTTGCCGCCGTATTCAGCAGCACCCATTCCTCTTGCCTTACCTTTACCTGTGCCTGGAGTGGCTTTGGTACTGGCAGAAAAAGATTTACTTTTACGAGTCACAACGTTTCCTTTATTAGAATACGATTGTTTGCCGTCTAAAGTTTTAGGTGTTTTCTGTTCGCTTACTTTTACTCTATTAATCATAATTATAGTTGTTTAAGTCCAATATCAATTAATTTTAGTTCTTTTTGTTGATCGAGTCTATCTTTTGTCGTTTCATCTTTCATAACTGCGATGTCACGTTGCGCATCAATACGCTCTCTATCTATTTGATCTTGTCTAGCTTGGTCCATAGATCGCTGTTCTTCTCTCATTACAAATTGCTGTTGCTCTTGATTGAGTTGCTGTCCTTTAAGTGCTAATTCTTGCTTTCTTATGGTTACTAAAGGATCTTCTTCTGGAGGTGTTCCTATTTGCTGAGAGAACTGAGTCATTAGCTCAGACATAATAGGTGCGCTGTATTGAGACAAAATATCATTTGCTTGCATTTGTAATTGTTGCGCCTCAACGGGTGCTACTTGTTGAGCTTGTTGTTGCAATTGTTGATATTGTTGCATTGCTTCAGGTGGCATTTGTTGTTGCGCAATACCATCTGCTTTCATCTGTAAATGTTGCATGATGTGAGAAATGATATTGGCCTGTACTTGCGCATTGGTTTGTACGGGTTGCAAGTTTAATAAAGTTACGTGAGCTGCAATATGTGCATCGTGATTCTGTTGCGGAAACGCTTGCGCGGGTTGGCCCATTAACAAAGAACTATTTTCCATACCCGCCTCTATAGGAGAAGGTTCGTTTGGAGGAGGAGGTAACAATAAAGAATCAATATTATCCACACCTAAAGATGCGTACATTCTTCTATAGGCTTCATATACCCCACCTGGTCCGTGAATTTGTGGATTGGATTGCACCAATTGCATCATTTCTTGAGCCATTACTATACGTTGGCTAGTAGAAAAGATGTCTGGATTACTAACAGGGTAAATATCTATTCTTCCATCGAAGTCACTTTGCTTAATCTCGTTTTGCCCACCTGAGACTTGATAGGGATAGACTGGTGGCAAGCTTTGAGCAAAGATGTCTGCTAATAATCCAAACTCTTTTTTCTGAGCATTATGGAGACGCTTATGAATAGCGCTCAGAACTTTGGTAGACTTTTCCATAAGTGCCAAAGTGGTCCCAACGGGTGCTTGGGTGTTGCCTTCTCCTACAGCTATCTCAGCAATAGAAGCAAAGCGTTGTCCTGATTGGACTAATAATCCTAATAAATTAAGTAAAGTACCGCTCGGTTCTTTGAACGGGAGTGGTTGTATTGCATCACGTAAAGAGCCTGCTGGTGCATCTACATCTCTAAATTCACCTGGTTGAATAGGTTCATCTTCGTTACGTATGCGGATGCCTCGAGTCTTGAAACCAGCAGGCAAATTGGAAAGCGTACCAGCATCTATTAATTGTCTAAGTATAGATGTGGAAGCTTTAGACAACCCACCAATCATGTGAGTTAGTCCGAAACCATAGAATCCTAATCCTGGAAGAAACTTAAAGTGAACGAAGTATTCAATTTTAGTTTTCATTGGGCTTTCAGGATTGAAGTTACGTCTTATAGACAATACGTTTTCAGTATTAGAGTCTATCGTTACGATGTAAGGCAATTTAACACCAGTTTCTTCACCGTCTTGCCCTATATCCTCAAAACCTTCTAAATCTAAATTACAGTGAACTTCGTATAAAACGCATATTTCATCACTATCTGAAGAAGGTTCCATACCTTCTAGTTTTTCTTTTTCAGTATCTAATGAAGAATAATCGCTGGCTTCTTCGCCCGCTTGCATATCAAATTTCTTATAGAAACCAATAGCTTGTAACTTACGCACGTCATTCTCAGGCATCTTAATTACGTGAGTAATACGTGGGCAAGATTCTAAATCAGTAGTGTAATAAGGTACGATTAGATCTTCGGGTGCCACAAACTTAGATACGGGTCTTTGTAAATTTTCGTCGTAATAAACCTTTTTAAAAGCAGATCCAGCCAAAGGTAAATAAAACAACATTTGGTCTAAATCTTCATCGTACTCTTCCATAACGTGTACGATTTCATAATTCATAAATTCACGCACTCTTTGCGCTTGTTCTTCTACAGCCGCATTATAGGCACCCACTACTTGAGTTTTGACGGGACCGCCTGCGGGCAATAATTCTTTATAAGCCTGCGCTTGGAATTGAGTGACGGCTTCTCCCAATAAAGGATGAGTTACGCCTGAAGCACCCTCAAAGGGTTCAGAACGAGTTTCATCAAATTTCATACCAAGATATTTCAATCCGTCGGTATACGTTTTTTCCCAATCCTCTCTAGAAGATTTGTCATCTTCTATTGAAGCAGTTAAATCTATATAAATACGAGCTAACTCACTTTCAGAAATTACGTCAGCTAAGTTTTCATCAAACTCAGATGTCATTTGCATTTCTGGAGCAGGCCCTAATAAAGCGGATCCATCTTCTTGTATCTCTACGTCAGCTTCTTGCAGTCCCTCTAGAACTTCAATAATTTCACTGTCTAATTCGTCAGTATCCTGAGCGGTGGTCATATCCACCTCTTCAGGCACTTGGTTAACTGGATCTGGTGTTTGTCTTTCTATCGCCATTAATAATAAACCCTTTGTCTAACGCCTCTATCCTCATCTTCGTAATCGGAATCTAAGCTCAAAAAGCCGCCTTCCCTAAAACGCATGATCGCTTGCGTCATAGTATCACATAAGTCATCGTTTTTACCAAAAGGAAAAGACGCACATTCTTCGATCATTTCTTCTGCAAACATACGATTGGGTGCGTACACCATACCTGATTCAAAGACTGGAGCGACTGAGTGCATACGTGTGGTTTTATCATGGCCTCTGGTTGGTGAGTAATTGACGACAGGTATTCCCATTCTGCGAAGCTCTTGAGTCAAAGGCGTACCAGAAGCTTTAGCTTCAATCAGGACCATATCGGTCTCCCAATAAGTGTACTCACGCATCGCTATCTCTTTGAGTTCAGGAAAGTCCCAACGTCCTTTTTGACAGTCCAAAAGAATAATGGATTCCCCCGAATCATCGTCTGGTTTAAAAACACCCCAAGTAGATATGGCCGAGAAGTCAGCGGATTCTTTTTTAGAAAATGCGGTATCGTAAGACTGCATAATATAATTAACGTTTGGTAAAGAATCCCTTTCCCAGCGCTGCCACCATTCTCTTTTTATAATTGAACCCTCTTCTGCCGTAGGGTTTTGCATCCACTGGGCGTTCCACTTCATACCAGGCAAAGATGCCTTAACTTTTAACAGTTCATCTTAAGGCCAGAACTC